TACTTTAGAAGAGCAGCCAAAATTTAGACTGTTAGCCGATCCAGCAAGTCGATACAAAGACAATGTTGAAATTGGCGGGTTGTTACTCTGTAAGACCCCGAAAGAGTTTATTGATCAGCGCAATGCACACTTTGCAAAGATTACACAATCTCAGACGGATGCTGTAGATAATAGCCTTATGCGTCAGAGCGATCCGAGAATGCCTCTCTTTAGGGAGAATAAATCCTCGTCTAGCTTTGGTAAAGGTACTTAAATTTAAATAGGAGTCTTTTATGGCTTTCCCCGTTGTTTCGGCCCCTTATGGCCTAAAGCCGGTCAATCTGATCGGTGGTCAGGTATTTGCTGGTTCTACCCGCAACTATCCGATCCAGTATGGTTACGCTACGAACATTTTTTACGGTGATATCGTAAACATTATTCGTGGTTCTATTGTAGATAACGCAGATACTACTGACTCTACCGGCACCGGTATTGTTGGTGTGTTCTTGGGTTGTTCTTACACTAACCCCACAACTAAGCAAAAGCAATTTGCACAATACTGGCCCGCCGGTACTGCTGCAGGTGATTGCCAAGCTATCGTCTGCGATGATCCTGATACAGTGTTCAAAGTGGTGATGTGCTCTGCAACTACAGTTATTGCCTCTGCTGCTAACGCCATGTTAGGTCAAAACTTTGGTTTGATTCAGAATGCAGGTAACGTTAACACAGGTAATTCTGCTGTTGCCGCCCTGTACGCTTCATCTACCACAAGTGCAGACTTGGCTTTGCGTGTAGTTGGTTTGGTTGGAGAGACTTCCGTTACAACTAGCGTGACTGGCTCATCTTCTTCTACTACTATTACTTGCTCGGCTTTGCCTAACGCATTGGTAGTTGGTACAGATGTGGCTTACATAGCCGCTAATGGTCAATTGGTTCAAACTGGTTCGTACGTATCTGCGGCTGCGGCTGCTGGTGCAACGTCAGTGACCATCAACTCGACTATTGCAGTCCCCGGCAGTGTGACCGCTATTCCTAGCGCTTCCACTATTGTTTTTACTCAGTTTCCAGAAATGCTTGTCAAATTAAACTTTGGCACACATTCCTACTACACTGCCACTGCGGTCTAAGGAGCTAAATCATGGCAATTTCACGCGCACAACTACTTAAAGAGTTGCTCCCCGGTCTGAACGCTTTGTTCGGTCTGCAGTACGCTACTTACGATCAAGAGCACAAAGAGATCTACGAAACTGAGACATCAGAGCGTAGCTTCGAAGAAGAGACTAAACTCTCTGGCTTCTCTGCCGCACCAGTCAAAAATGAAGGCTCTGCCATCAGCTATGACAATGCACAAGAAGCATGGACTGCTCGATACAACCACGAAACCATCGCTTTGGGCTTCAGCTTGACTGAAGAGGCTATCGAAGATAACTTGTATGACTCACTGTCTGCTCGTTACACGAAAGCTTTGGCCCGTGCTATGGCTTACACCAAGCAAGTTAAAGCTGCTGCTGTTTTGAATAACGGCTTCAGTAATGCTTACGCTGGTGGTGACGGTGTTGCTTTGTTTAGCGCATCACACCCCTTGGTGTCTGGCGGTACTAACAGCAACATTCCTACTACCCCAGCCGATTTGAACGAGACTTCTTTGGAAGCCGCCGTTATTCAAATCAGCTTGTGGACAGATGAGCGTGGCTTGTTGATCGCAGCTAAACCCAAGAAATTGGTTGTTCCTTCTTCATTGCAATTCGTTGCTACCCGCTTGCTCGAAACGGAACTCCGTGTCGGTACAGCTGATAACGACATCAACGCAATTAAGAACAACGGTTCAATTGCTGAAGGTTACTGTGTAAACCACTTCTTGACCGATACTAACGCTTGGTTCTTGACCACAGACGTTCCTAACGGCATGAAGCACTTTGTTCGTTCACCCTTGGCTAACTCCATGGACGGCGACTTCGATACAGGTAACGTTCGTTACAAGTCTCGCGAGCGTTATTCTTTTGGCTGGTCAGATCCATTGGGTATGTTCGGCTCTGCTGGTGCTTAATCAGCGGTAAAGAAAAAGGGGGCTTCGGCTCCCTTTTTTGTTGCATTGTTTTTATTGAAGTGGTATAAACATATTAATCCGGGCTTATCCGGTGCATTAGACAGTCCCGGCTGACGACATACAGACTAATGCACTTAACTTGTATGTAAGGAACCATCATGGCAAATACCACGTTCTCCGGCCCAGTCATATCTAACAATGGCTTTATTGGCGGAACAGCTTCTTCTCCCATCGTTGAAACCACCGCAGGCAATGTGTCTGAATCGTACGTTACGACTTCAGCCGCTACGGGTGATACACGTTTGTCGTACAACCTGTTGACTTTTACCTCTACAGGTTCTGGCGAAACTATCCGTGCTTTGACTCGCGTCACTGGCGCTGGTGGTGCTACAGGCGGCACGATCAACGGCGCTCACATCAGCTTGAGCATCAACGGCTCTGGCACCATCTCTGGCGCAGGTAACGCTCTTCGCGCTACTTTGGGCGGCACATCTACAAACCCCGGCGGTACGATTGCAGCTATTCAAGCTGACTCTAACTTTGCTTCTGGTGGCTCTTGGACTGGCGCTTCGTTTATTCGCTTTACAAACAGCGGCACTGGCACAGTAGCTAACTTGTTTAACGTTCCATCTGGCATGATTACAGCCAATACCCAAGGCGCAGCTACAAACTCATTGAAGATTGTGGACAGCGCAGGTACTGCGTACTACATCATGTTGACTACAACAAACAGTTAATATGCAGATCACCAAGGAATTCTTGGAGTCTGAGATTAGTGAACTTGAGACTGAAGCACAGAAGGCCCAAACCTTTTTGACTCAGGCTCAAGCCACAATCCAAGCGTACAAGATGCTCATAAACAGGCTAGAAGCACCAGAACCGGAGCAGCAAAATGACGATGCAATATGACGTAGAGTCGTATCACAATACCGTTTCGGGCGTAGCCGTGCCGTATCGCACCCGCTTGAAGGGCGTTGTGCTCTCTCCTTCAACATCTACTACATTCAACATAGCTTTCGCCAATAATGTGGCCCAGTCTGGGACGTATGACATTCCCGGAACAACAACTTGTACGGTGACCATCGCAGGTCATGGGGTTGCTTTAGGTTCACGTGTGTGGCTACAGTTTGATGGCGGTGACGCCGTTAGCAATATATATGTGGTAACAGCGGTAACAATAGATACTTTCACGGTTACAACAGGGGCGTTAACCACCTCTGGTGACGTGGTTGTGTATAACCAAATTTTAGTTGAGCTTGATTGTTCAACTGGCACTTCGTTCTATACGTTGATTCCGGGCGAAGGCATCTTGGCTTTAGATGGTATTTATGTTGGGTTGCCAACAAATACCGTAACCTCAACCATTTTTTATGGGTAAGGGGTAAGCCATGACAATGCAGTATGACGTTAAAGCAATCCATCAAAGTGCTTCGGGCACGGCGGTAAGTTACGCTACACGGTTAAAAGGCATTACTGTAACTTCTGGCACATCTTCAATACGTAATATGGCTGTTGCCGATCCTACAGTGAGCAAATCAGGCACATACAGCCAAACAACAACCACAATTACCGTGACCATTACTGGACATGGGCTGGTCAACGGTCAACGTGTTTTTTTGGATTTTACAACCGGCACATCAAGAGATGCAGTATTTGCAGTAACGGTAACAAATGCAAACGTGTTTACTGTAACTTCTACAACCGCTAGTACATCCGGCAACGTGACTATGTACACAACTTTGTTGTTGGAATTGGACACATTCAGCACGGTAGGCTTGCCAATCAAGATTCCCGGTGAAGGTATTTATTGCCCCAACGGTGTTTACGTTGGCCTTGGTAATTCTGTAACGGCGACAATTTATTATGGCTAAGAGCCCAGCATGGCAGAGGAAAGAGGGAAAGAGTCCAACTGGTGGCTTGAATGCCAAGGGACGCGCCTCCGCCAAAAAGCAAGGTATGAATTTGAAACCTCCCCAGCCGGAAGGCGGAGCTCGAAAAGACTCATTCTGTGCCCGGATGGAAGGCATGAAGAAGAAAAATACCAGCGAAAAGACGGCAAAAGATCCAGACTCACGCATAAATAAGGCATTGAGGAAATGGAAATGCTAGATCTGAGTGTTGTTTGGTCGGCGATATTAACACTGTTAATATCAATCTTAGGCTATGTGATGAATGAGAAGTTCCGTGAGCTGGCTCGTATTAGCATATTGCTCAACAAAACCCGTGAGGAGGTTGCCCGTGATAACGTTACTCAAGCAGAAATTGACCGCATTTCGAGTCACATTGACCAACGCTTTAACAAGCTTGAAGAAAAAATTGACCAGCTTATTCGGCAAGGGCGATAATGCCAAGCAAGAGTAAAGCTCAACACAATTTCATGGCGGCGGTGGCTCATAACCCAGCGTTTGCCAAGAAAGCAGGCGTCCCACAGTCTGTGGGTAAAGATTTTAATGAGGCCGACAAGGGCCGTAAATTTTCTAAAGGTGGTGACACTATGGCTGAAAATAAAAAACTTAGCGTTGGTAAATCTATTAAAGATTACGAAGACATCATGGACGATGTAGCTCAAGTAGAAGCAGGTATTTATACAGACCCTAAAACTGGCAAACAAATGTCTAAAGTTAGAGGTCTTGGCCCTAGCATGGCTGCTCGGCGTCTTGAAAAAGATTCTGATAAAGGCCGTTTTGCTGCTCCCGGTCAAGGTGATGTTGGTCAATTTCTTAAAAAAGGTGGCAATGTGAAAAAAATGAATATGGGTGGATACGCAGACGGCGGTATGCCAATGGTCATGAAAGATGGAAAAAAAGTTCCAGCTTTTGCGGCTGACGGTAAGGGCAAGATGGCTAAAGGCGGCATGGCTAAAGCAGACATGAAGCAAGACAAGTCAATGATGCAGAAGGCCGTGAACAAACACGAAGGCCGTTTGCACAAAGGCTCAACCATGACCAAGCTGGCTGGCGGTGGATTTACAAAGTCTGCTAATGGTATTGCCCAGCGCGGCTTGACCAAAGGCACTCAAGTTGTAATGAAGCGCGGCGGCGGAAAGTGTTAAGGAGCTGATATGCGTGAAGACCCATACGTATACGGCGGTTCTACCGACATGGAACTTGAGCTAGAAGACAGACTTCGAGAAAAAGCCGGTGCTGGCCGTGGCGGTCAAGGCGGCCCTACAGCTAAAGAACTGGCTGACTATGAGCGCAAAATGAATCGTGGCATTTTTACTGAAGGTATGAAGCCACCTCAAGATGTTGATGGTGGTTCAGCTGCTCCTAAAAAGAAAGTTGTTAAGAAAGCCAGTGGCGGTATGACGGCTTCAAAACGTGGTGATGGTATTGCACAGCGCGGTAAAACGCGCGGAAAGATGTGTTAAATCATGATGGCTAGTCGCGGTATGGGCGCTATGCGCGCCAGCAAAATGCCCAAAGGTGTACGCAAAGAGCGTAGGGATGACACCGACTTTACTGAATACGCTAAAGGCGGTGCAGTTTGGGAAAAGCCACGGCCCAAAGATCTTGGCGCTCCTAAGAAGTTGAGCCCAGCCAAGAAAGCCAAGGCAAAGGCGGCAGCTAAAGCAGCTGGCCGTCCTTACCCTAACTTAGTTGACAACATGAGGGCTGCAAAATGATTACTATGGAAGCAATTCACATGACTGATTGTGCCATTCGTGAAGATGGCCCATGCACTTGTGGTACCGAAGAAGTGCTTGAAGAGTTAGCTTTAGAAGAAGCTAATTTGGAAGAAGAACATGGCTACTAAAAACTGGATTGCTGGTGCAATTAAGAAGCCTGGAGCTTTGCGTTCTGCTTTGGGTGCCAAGAAAGGCGAGCCCATTCCCGCAAAGAAACTTGCTGCAGCCGCAAAGAAACCCGGCAAGATGGGCCAGCGCGCTCGTCTGGCTCAAACCCTTAAGGGCATGAAATGACAACTACAGGAACCACAGCCTTTAACATGGAGTTCACCGAGCTCGCTGAAGAGGCGTGGGAGAGAGCTGGCCGTGAGATGCGTACTGGTTATGACCTACGCACAGCGCGCCGTTCTCTCAACCTGATGACGATTGAGTGGGCTAATCGCGGCATCAATATGTGGACGATTGAGACAGGGACAATTACTCTGACTCCGGGACTGGCCACATACGCTCTGCCTTTAGATACGATTGACTTGCTGGATCATGTGATCAGAACGCAGGCCAACAACTCATCAACTCAGGCAGACTTGAGTATTACCCGCATCAGCGTTTCAACTTATGCAACGATCCCTAACAAGCTGGTTCAAGGCAGGCCGATCCAAGTCTGGATTCAGCGTCTTTCTGGTGAAACTAATCCCACTGACATTGTACTTAGTGGCAACATCACATCGACCGACACATCAATCACGCTTAGTTCGGTGGTTGGACTAGCTGGTTCTGGGTTTATTCGCCTTGGCACTGAAGACATTTACTACACCTATATCAGTGGTAATGTGCTGGGCGGTGTATTCCGTGGCCAGAACAATACGACAGCTGCAGCACAGACAGATGGAACTGCGGTGTTTGTGCCCCAGTTGCCCGCTGTAACAGTGTGGCCTACTCCTGATAACTCACAGCAGTATCAGTTTGTGTACTACAGAATGCGCCGCATCCAAGACGCTGGCGCTGGTATACAGACATCCGATATGAATTTCCGCTTCTTACCATGCGTAGTGGCCGGATTAGCCTACTACATAGCCATGAAGGTGCCTGAGTTACAAGGCCGTCTGGATATGCTTAAACGGGTCTATGACGAACAATATGCTCTAGCGGCTCAAGAGGATCGCGAGAAGGCTACATTGAGGTTGGTGCCTCGTATAGCGTTCATTGGTGGTGGTACTTAATGGCAACACCGTTTGCATCCGGTAAATATGCTATTGCCGAATGTGATCGGTGTGGGCAGCGCTACAAGTTAAAGCAGTTAAAGATGGAGGTCATCAAGACCAAGCTTTATCAGCTCAAGGTTTGTGATGCTTGCTGGGATCCAGATCAGCCGCAGTTGCAGTTGGGTATGTATCCTGTTTATGATCCACAGGCTTTGTATCAGCCACGGCCAGACATAACGTATGTGACGGCTGGCTTAAATGCAAGTGGCAATTTAACAGGTGGTTCTCGGGATATTCAATGGGGCTGGGCACCGGTAGGTGGGGCAAGTAGTTTTGATGCAAGTCTGACACCAAACTACTTGGTGGCAACGGCATTTGTTGGTACAGTAACGGTAAATTAAGGAGCTAAACATGGCATATACAAAATCAGCAGACGGCATTGCTAAAAAAGGTAAGACTGATGTTCACATCTTTCCTAACAGTGGCCCTTCTGCCAAAGAAACAAAGGGCGGAACAGGTAAGGGTAAGGGTAAAACCAACTCTGACATGAAGACTATGGGTCGTAATTTGGCAAAGATTGCCGCACAGAAGCGAGGCTAACATGGCTAAATACAGCAAAATGATGATGGGTAAAGAAGTTGGCGATGCCAAAGTCTACGCTCCACCTCACACTATGAAGGGCGAGAAGGTTGCTCCTAAAGAGAACCCCGGCTCTGGTAAGAACTTAAGCCGTGCTGATACAGTTGAGATGACTGTAGGCAACATTAACAAGTCTAATGGTGGTGAGCCTAAGACGTCCGGCATCAAGATGCGCGGCACTGGTGCGGCGACTAAAGGTTTGATGAGCAGAGG